CAAAATAAAAATCGTACTTATATAATATAGTAGAACGCCACAATGGGTTCTATTAATTAACTTGCTTAACAAAGGAGATAAAATGACTAATAAAGCAATTTCAATTTTCAATCAATTAAGACCACTATCAGTAGGATTTGATGATGTGTTTGACCACTTCCAAGATATGTTCAATCATCAACACGATTCTATAAGTGTTCCTAGTTATCCACCATACAATATAATTAAGACAGGAGACCACAAGTACGATATACAAGTGGCACTTGCTGGTTATAGTAAGAAAGATGTAGAGATATCTTTTGAGGATAGCGTCCTAACTATCAAGTCTGTTAAAGACAATGATGTTAAAGAGGTTGAAGAAAACGAGGGTATGCTACATAAAGGCATAGCCAAAAGAATGTTTACAAAGTCTTTTACAATCGCTGAAGATGTTGAAATCAACGGTGCTGAACTGAAAGACGGTCTATTATGTGTATCTATGGAACGAATTATTCCAGAACATAAGAAGGCTAAAACTATTAAAATTAAGTAGTTTAAACGCATTGAGGCGAGGCAGCATTGACTTCCTCGCCTTTTTAGTATATACTGACAGTATGAATAATTTATATAATGACAAAGGAGTGAATATATGAACATAAGTGAAAACACCCTATCGGTGTTAAAAAACTTTTCAGATATAAACCAAAACATTTTGGTTAAACCTGGGAATAAGATTCAAACTATTTCTACTATGAAGAATATTTTAGCAGAAGCTGAAGTATCAGAAAAGTTTGAAAGTGAGTTTGCTATATATGACTTACCTGAATTTTTAAGAGCAGTTGATTTGTTTCAAAAACCTGCATTGAAATTTAACGGTGGTTCAAATGTAACTATAGCATCTGCCGACACTAAACAATCAATCAAATATTTCTTTGCTGATAAGTCAGTTATTGTTGCACCAACAAAAGCAATCAATATGCCAGATCAGTATGTATCTTTTACTTTAAAGAAAAATGATTTTGAAAGATTACAAAAAGCAATTACTACAATGAATTTACCAGATGTTGCCGTATCAGGTGATGGTAAAAACATTAAGTTAGTTGCTACTGATAAAAAGAATAAATCTTCTAATGACTATTCTGCTGTAATCGGAGAAACTGATAAGAAGTTTAATGCTTACTTTAAGGCAGAGAACTTAAAGATTATTGGTGACGATTATGATATAGAAATCTCACAACAAAAGATAAGTCATTTTGTTAACAGGAACAAACCTGTACAATATTGGATTGCACTAGAACCTGACTCTGAATTTTAAGGAGTTAGTCTATGGCAGATTTTTTATGGGTTGAACAGTACCGACCTAAAACAATAGAGGACTGTATTCTACCAGAACAAACTAAAAAGACATTTTTAGAATTTCTAAAGAAAAAAGAAATACCTAATATGTTGTTGTCAGGTACAGCAGGCACAGGTAAGACTACTGTTGCTCGTGCTTTATGTGAACAACTTAACGCTGATTATATCATAATCAATGGTTCAGACGAAGGTCGTCAAATAGATACCTTGAGGCATAAGATTAAGAACTTTGCTTCTACTGTATCTTTCAATACGGAATCCAAACACAAAGTCGTTATAATAGATGAGGCAGACTATATGAATGCTGAATCTGTACAACCTGCTTTGCGTAATTTCATTGAAACATTTTATAAGAATTGTAGGTTTATATTAACTTGCAACTATCCTTATAAATTTATTGAACCATTAAGAAGTAGATTTACACAAATAGACTTTAAGATAGTCAATGGTCAAAAAGTGAAGACAGCAACTGCTTTACTTACTAGACTAGGTAAAATCCTTGATGAACAAGAGGTATCTTATGACAAGAAGGTACTTGCTGAGTTGATCCAGAAACATTATCCAGACTTCAGAAAGACTATTAATGAACTACAAAGATATTCAGTTAATGGTAAAATTGATAGTGGTATCTTCTACAATCAAAAAGAGGCAGATATAAAGAGTTTATTTGCGTCTTTGAAGAAGAAAGACTTTAACGAAACTAGAAAATGGGTAGTGAATAGTTTGTCCGTAGCACCGGCTGATCTGTTTAGAACTATCTATGACTCGTCTAAAGACCATCTACAACCTCAATCTGTACCTCAAGCAATACTTTTATTAGCAGGATACCAATATAAATCAGCATTTGTAGCAGACCAAGAGATAAATATGGTTGCTTGCTTGACAGAAATAATGGCAACTTGCAAATTTAAATAAATTATTAAAGAGGATACAATGGCACGAAGAACACTTTGGCGAAAAGCGATAGTCAAATTGCGAATGTGGTATGCAGATATACGAGGACATCACGGTAAAAGATATAATTACGAACCAGGTGATTGGTATATGGGCAGACATAACAGACGCAACAAATAATGGCATACGAATTAAAAGAATACTTAAAAGCGATTAATGAGTCTAAAGAGGACTTGATGAAATCAGATGAAACCTGGATCAAAAAATATCCAGCATACATTATTAATCGTTGTTTATCTATGTTTTGGGATACTCTACCTCAAGCAAATGAAATGAATGGTTATCACTTCCTAAGTAATCAGGTTCAGTTTCAATTTTTAATAAATAGTGTAAGAAAGAAAAAACGATTTGGTGGTCGCTGGTTAAAGCAATCCAAATTGTCTTCTTTAGAGTATGTGAAAGAGTATTACGGCTACAGTAATGAAAAGGCTAAAGAAGCTCTCAACATACTTTCAAATAAACAAATTGAAGATATTAAAGAATCCTTGACAAAAGGTGGGAGAAAAAAATGAGTGAAGAAATACAATGGTCGCCTGAAAGTATGTTAGAAGTAACTATCAAACAGCCAGATGACTTTCTAAAAGTTAGAGAAACTTTAACAAGAATCGGCGTTGCAAGTAGAAAAGATAAAACACTATTTCAATCGTGTCATATACTGCACAAACAAGGTAAATATTACATAGTACATTTTAAAGAACTTTTTGCTTTAGACGGCAAGAAAGCAACTTTAGTTGAGAATGATATTCAAAGAAGAAACACAATCGCAATCTTATTACAAGACTGGAACCTAATTGATATAGTTAATAAAGACGAGGCAAATAACAAGGCGCC